GGAGAATTGTTGAAATACAATTCATTGAGTTATTCGCATACTAGAAGGAAACTAGAGATGCGACGCAGCCGAGAACGAAATAGTCCCCAATGTCCGAATAAGTCGGATGGCTGCATGACTGGATGTGACTTGTTACATCCGGTTGTGCGTCGACTGGAGAGAGGAGTGATCAAACTCTTGCCAGTGTCGGTAAGGACCGACAAAAGGTTCAAACAGATCATTACCTCCCTCGCATTGAGCGTTGCGGTCCTTTGGGATGCCATGCTGCCGAAGCAGGGGAGTGACACGGAGAAGGGGAAGTGGGAGGCCTGTTTTGTTGAGGCCCTACTTCACTTAAGAACCGTGGGTGCTGGTGGAGATAAGGATTTGGTGTTCATTAAATGGTACACCGCATCTCTCTACCAGCAAGGAGTCGGAGACGTCCGAAGTGATACTTCAGACAATCATCGGAGACTACCCCGTCCTGATGCTCTTGTTGGAGTGCGCAAGTCGTTGTTTCAGGGTGTTATCCATCGGAAGTTGAAGCAAGTGGTGCAGAGAGCTAAAGCTCGTTCACCCAAATGCCTTTCGATTCTATCGACATTTTTACAGTCGAAAGATGTATGGCCCGCGCTTTCGCGTGAGTCCATGCAGGACACTCTGAAGGGACACATGGTGGGTTTGGGAACCCAAGCAAAGGCGATCCCTGGAGACATGTTCGTTATGATCAATAAGGTTATTGACCAATATGTCACCAGAATTACCGGAACTAAACTTTCCTTTTCTGATCACGCTTCGTTTAATACGAGTCGCGAGAAAGGAGGAGGTGGAGGTGAAGTTCTGAGTGCCTGTGCAAAACCATATGTCTTCCCTGTTAAGGGGGCGGCGGAGGTGTCGATTTTTGATATTTCACGGCGACCGGCAATGGTCACCGAGATGATGTTTGGAGACATTGAAGCAGAAATGTTTCATCCTGCATCAATTGAAGTGTTGAAGACCGGTACGAGGAAGGTTCATTTTGAACCGACCTTGCGTGATTTTGCGACGTCTTACGCAGACTGGAAGCTGCAAACATGGCGACAGGTTCGTCACAAAGCTCAAGAGAGGGATTGCCCGGACGTTAAAGTCCAGGTTATCACCGAGGCCGGAAAATTCCGACCAATTACCTTGGGCGATGCGATTACCTATTACCATCTGCAGCCTCTGCAAGGACACCTTCTCAGTTGTTGGAAGGCAACTCCCTTCTCCACTATGAATGATTCATGGATGGAAGATATGTCAGACTGGATCCTACCCGAGGGGTGGGTCTGGAATTCGGGCGACTATAAAGCCGCAACCGACAATCTGAACGGGAATGCCTGCCGAACGGCGGAGTTGCGAATTCTCAAGAATCTGGATTTAGTTGGATTAGTCACCCATCTAACAGATGCGAAAATTCACTACTCTAAGAAGGACCTCGAAGGTCTGGACGCTCGGGATACGCC